AGTGCTTAACTTAGGCACACTTAAAAGCCTGTTAGGCCAAGGTGCTATAGTAGCGTCTAAACTTGATGCAAATGCTGGTTTCGTAAAGTTTGCTAATGGTTTCACTATCCAGTGGGGAGCTGGTGGCCAAGATAATGTCATAAAAACGGAAGTAATATTCCCTATTAGATTCACAAGATTATTCATGGCAAATGCGATTGATGCATATTGGAGTGGGTCAGATACACCAAGATATTTTGCAAACTCGGCAAGCGAAAGCAATAATACAAAAGCTGTATTTGTGGCGAGTGATAGATATGCTGCATCCTATTATTGGTTCGCACTAGGGATTATTTAATTACCTACTGCGATATATCTGCCCCATGCCGTCGTTTTATTACCTGAGTCTAGCGCAGCTTGAGAGAATATTTTAAAGCTGGATCTAGTGTATTCTCTAAAAGAGTGAACTTGGTTATCTCTGTTGTTACCATTCACGTCATTACCAACTACTACGTAACACGAGTTATCAAAGGAAACGGGGAATGAGAATGTATTTCCTATCGGCACATTATTAAAAGCTCCCCACTGGGTATTAGGATATACCAACGGCTATCCAATTACACCACAAAGTAGTCCTACCAAGGGCTATACGCCGACCTGTTAACATAAATCTTGTATTATCTGTTAAAAACATAGATATTACCAGAGGGTCCCCTTCAGTATTTATATCTGTACCTGAAATACTAAATACTGTAGTAAACGCTATTGGATAACTAATATACGAGTTTTGCTGTGCGTTAAAAACTTTTCCCCACTGGAGAGATTTTAATAAGTGACTATAGAACGACGGCCTGGGTGGAGGTCCATTGCAGTAGGTAATTAGGTGATTAGCTAATTCCTACACACATCCAGGTAAAGTTACCTGCATTTCCTCGGTTAGTTAAAAAGCGTATAGAAGCTCTATTATTATTTGAGAAGCCACTGTTCCAAGACACATAAAACTCATCCCCTCTTGTGGTTGTACTTGCGGAGTCATCGGTGCACAATGCAACTAACACCTTACACGCAATAGGCAATGTTATATCACAATATGTATTCTGATTTAAGAACCAAGTTAATCCCCACTGGGGAGTTATTTTAATAATTCTATGTTTTTACGTAGCTCACGAATAGTTTTATGCGTGTATACCCTAGTGGTAATATCGCCTTGTTTGTGACCTAGTAAGGAACGTAATGCGTTAGGTGATGCAACCGCATCAAGTAAACTTGCGAATGTGTGCCTAGTATCGTGGATAGTGTGCTTGCAGTTAAGATACTTCATAATATCCTGGAAATGCTTACGGAATGATGTGTAGCTGATGGTGTATAGGTAATCTCTAGTATGTAGTTGCTCTATTATAGGCATGATGCGGTGATGAATGGGAATAATACGACCTTCACCGGCTTTTGTTTTAGCGTGTCTCACAATAAGGTATGATGATCGTCTATTGATATCCTGCTTACGTAAATTAAGTAGCTCACTTATGCGGAGCCCTGTCTAGAGCAGTATTAAAATCATGCGAGAATAAGATGTATCTATCGCCCATAATTTGTTGATTTGTTGGCGAGTGAATACTCTTCTTCTAATTGTTGGCACATTGGGGCCTAGATTTAAGTGTAAGGCGTAATTAGTGATAGGATAATCTTGTATAATAGCGTAATTAAATAATTGATTAAGTAATGTACGGACTTTCTTACATGATGAGTAGGAAAGTCCTTTTACGTGCATGGAATTAATCACATTTTGGAGGTGCTGAAAATGAATATTCGTGATAGGCATATCCGCTATGTTGGATATGTGTTTAAAAGCAATGTGATAAGACTTAATAGCACTCTTAGAAACAGACCGTGAGTGAATCGGCAACCACTCGTTAAATAGTTGCCTTAATGTAATGATATTGCGTTGCATACGTTTTAATATAACAAGGTGACGGCGCATAATTTAACCTCCGAAAGGATATTACTATGAATCAATATATATTTATTTTAAATGAGATGGGCGAGAGAATTACGTCCATTGTGGATAACACAGTAACAAAAGAACAGTTGTTAACAACTGCAAAAGAACAATGGCCAGATGCTGCCGATTACATTTACTCCGAAAACGGTGACAACATGCTTGACGAGTTTATGAAAGGCAAATTCTATGTAGACGGCAAGTTCGTTGAACCACAAGCAAAAGAGCCAACAAAGGCGGAAAAAATCGCTGAAATTAGAAATTATTACAATGGGCGTTTTGAAACGTTAGAACAAATGTTATTAAGACGTCGCTTGATTAATGGTGATATTACCGACTTGCAAGATCAGTTTAAGAAACTGAATCAAGAAATGGTGTTAAAAATTAAGGCGGTGAAATAATGGAAACATTTGAAATTAAAAGTGATATTCCTGTAATGAAGTTCTGTGAATGGTGCTATGAAACATTAAATGAGGATGGAACATGCCCAACAGAAGGATGCATCCATAATGACTTAATGGAATTGGACGAGGTGCGTGAAGATGAAACTACCGGTCCTACACAACTTTAATGTGATTAAAGGAGAAACAATTACTCTAAATGTTGGTTATACCAATATGGTAGATAGTGAAAGCCTATTTGCATGTGTTAGAAAATATCCAACAGATGAGGAGTACAAGGCAAAGTTTGATATATCTGTATCTCAAGATGGGTTAGAAAATGATGAGCTGTGCAAAATCATTTTATCTTTGGACACAGATACATTAAGCCGTGGTAATCACTACTGGGATTTGTTTTTGTGGAGTGGTAATAAGCCTATCAAATGTTTAATAAAAGGTGAAATCACAATATGTGAAGGCGTTAGCAATAGGGGGAAATAATATGAGTGATGAAAATATTCATATAAAGTCTAATGATGATGATAAAATCATTGTCAAAGATAATACCCAAATTATTAAATTGCAAGGGCCAAAGGGTGAACCAGGAGAGCAAGGTCCTCCTGGTCCTCCTGGGCCAAAGGGTGAGCCTGGTAAGAATGGTATTGACGGACTAAACGGCGAACAAGGGTTGCAAGGTATTCAAGGTATTCAAGGACCACCTGGGCCTCCTGGTGCTCCTGGTAAAGATGGAAAGTCATTTACTTATGACATGTTCACATCGGAGCAATTAGAGGCCTTAAAAGGCCCTAGGGGTGAACAGGGTCCTCCTGGTGCTGGTGCTAATGTAGATTTATCGCCGTATGCAACTAAACAAGATGCTGATAATCTGTATCTAAAAAAAGTAGATATAAGAAATTACCTTGCTATGCTAGGCGACCCTAAATATGCATTAAAAACAGAGCTAAACGATTATTTATCTAAAACGGATGCGACAAATAATTACGCTCAAAAATCTGAATTAAGTGATTATGTTAAGAAAACGGAAATCAATCAGTATACATCAACATCAAGTGTACAACTCACGCCTGAACAAATTGAAAAATTGAAAGGGCCAAAAGGTGAACCTGGAACTCCTGGGGAGCGTGGAGCAGACGGTGAAAGAGGACTACAAGGACCACCAGGGCCACCAGGGCCTAAAGGCGAGCCGTTCAAATATTCTGACTTCACGCAAGACCAACTTAATGCACTTAAAGGGCCGAAAGGTGAGCCTGGAAGCGGTGGTGGACAAGTAATTTCGCAACCAGTCGAAATATATGAAGTCGTATGGGGCAATGCTATAGCTAGTAATCCTGGTGCTGATAGGGGTTACTTAGCATTCGACCCATTAACAGGTTGGGGGTACTTGCATTTTGATTTTAAATTGAAAACCCCTTCCGGTAATGGCAATATGGTCGCATCGCTCCCACCGAATGCGCCAGTTGCAGTAAGGCTAATTGAAAGAAGTGTTGATGTAAATAACAATAGTATTTATGTTGAACGAAACAGCCGTATAGTTAAGGGCTGGGGCGTTCCAGCGAACACTCGTTATATTATAGATATTATTGGTTATTGGAGAAAGGTGTAATAGATGTGGACATGGCAATTTGAGTTAAATGATATTTTAACTACTCTTACAATTGTAGGAATAGTTGCGGGAGCTGGGTACAGACTGCTAATTATTCCACTGCTCGAAAAACTGGACCTTCAAAGACTGCAAGATAATTTAATGATTCAAGAGAAAATGGGAAGCTTAATTGAAACATTAAAAGACCTAAAGGAAGAAATTAAGTTATCTCGTGAACAACGCACAAAGGCATATACCGAGCATGTGAAATTAACATCACGTGTGGATAGCATTGAATCTCGTGTTGATGATATTAAGGAGGAGTTGCATGAACATACCACCAAATCTCATCAGTACAGTTAAAAAATCATATCAATCTGTTAGGGTGGCCAACTTCCACCCTACAGGAATATTCGCTACACGGGCGCTAGTATTTATTATGCTAGTGCCTATTTTATTGGTAGTGACTGAATATATTATGTCATTTGCTAAAGGTTATGTAACAGATGATATGAATAAACTGATTAATGTTGGTATCAATATTATTGATCATATCTTTATTCCAAGTGTTTTGACGGCTATCGTAGGGTTCTTGGGACTTTGGATAGATAGAAATAATAATGGTATCCCAGACAAATTAGAAAAGGAGGATAAAAGATGAAAGTATTTATTAATCCCGGACACGATATTAATTTAGACAGTGGTGCAGTTAATCCTGTGTATGGCACACGTGAGTGCGATGTAGCACGTGATGCGGGCAAAATGTTGGCACGGTATTTAGAGACTGCAGGATGTGAAGTTAGAACCATGCAAGATGATGATTTAGGCCTTGTATGTGCTGAATCTGATTCTTGGGGTGCAGATATCTTTGTATCACTTCATTGCAATGCTTTTAACACGCAAGCTAGAGGTACAGAAACTTTGTATAAGTCCTTTAATGGGCAACGACTAGCAAACGACATTCAAAGCCAAATCATCAAAAGCATTAATACAGTTGATCGTGGTGTAAAAAAACGTGATGACCTTTGGGTGCTAAATGGTACAGATGCAACAGCTGTATTAGTTGAAATGGCATTCATTGATAATGAAGAAGACCATGCTATGTTAACTAATGATTTAGACACTATCGTT